TTGAGGCGGCACTCAGAAAGCAAGACCTTATTGACGTAATTCAGCCGTCGGGGGCAAATCCGTTCAGTACATATATGGGTAAGAGAGTTATTATTGACGACGGCTGTCCTGTAACAGGTTCTGGTTCAAGTCAAGTATTTTCAACGTACCTTTTCGGCAACGGTGCGATTGCACTCGGTAACGGTACACCGGAAAAGTTTGTTGCAACAGAAACAGACAGAGATAAGAAAAAGGGTAGCGGTGTTGATTATCTTATCAATCGTAAGACGTATATTCTTCACCCACGCGGTGTTAAGTTTACGGACGCCGATGTTGCAAATACGGAAGGTCCTACGCGTACGGAACTTGCCAACGCAAAAAACTGGACACCAGTATATGACCCTAAGCAGATTAGAATTGTCGAAATGCGTCACAAGATTTGATGAGGTGACTTATGGACGAGTATATAACTGTTTTTACGGATATGTACGGCATAAGCGAAGATGACAGAGGAAAAGCCGAAAGGTGTATTGAAAGCACAATCGAATATATCAAGAATTATTGCCACATTGACAGTATTCCCGATGATTTAAAGTATACCGTTATACTTATGGCGGCGGACTTGTTCCGCTATGATGTATCGGCATCGTCGGGACAATATGACAATGTAACGTCAATCAAAGAGGGCGATGTTACCGTATCGTACGGCAGTAATTCAATCAGTATGTCGAGCGTGTTTAAAGACTACAAAGCAAGGCTTGCACGTTTCAGAAAGTTGGTGTGGTGATGAATATTGTAAGACAGGCTATTGAAAGACTGTATAAAGGTTTATGTTCTGTCAAAGTGAAAGTTTCAAGCGTGAATGAGGAAACAGGAGAAACTGTATTTACCGAAAAGGCTGTTTTAACCGAACAGCCTTNAAATTCGGCGGCAAAGGACGACGGATACAGCACCGTATCGCAATCGGTTGTACTTTTTATTGCACCGGAGGTTGAAATACCGTCGGGCAGTAAAATAACCGTTACACAAAACGGAAAAACAACTGACTATTGCCGTAGCGGTGAAAGTGCGGTTTATACATCGCACCAAGAAATTGCACTGGAATTATTCGAGGATTATGCGTAATGAATGAGATTGATTTTTCACAGCTTGAGAAATTACAAAAGCAAATGGAAAGTGTGGATTACACCAAAGCTTGTGCATCGGCTATGAATGTAATTTCACAGAGGGCATTAAAATACATCAGTAACGTAACAAAACCCGGACATTACAAGAACGGTAAAACGGGCGGTACACTGAAAAAGAGTTGGCAAGCAGAAAGAACAACTGTAAGCGGAAGTACGGTAAAAGGCGGAATATATACCGCACTTGAATATGCTCCTTATGTGGAGTTCGGACACCGTACAAGGCTCGGAAAGGGTACGTCCCCGAAGTACAAGCCTAAGAAAAACGGCAAAAAGTGGGTTGAGGGTAAAAAGTATCTTAACACCGTAGTACCGAAAGTCGAAAGGGATGCACCTAAAATACTTATGCAGAAAATGGAGGAAGTATTGAAATGACATCAAAAATAAAAAATGCAGTGACGAAAGCTATTCATAACCTGTTTGGCGATGATTATGCGGTATATACGGCATACACAGAACAAGGATTTTCAGAGCCTTGCTTTATCGTTGAAATGTTTCCGCTTAACGTACAGTCGACAAATTCATTTTTGGACGATGAAACGCAGACGGTAAAAATACGATATGTTCCGAAAGAGATAAGTCAAGACGAATTTATCGAAGTGGCTGAAAAATTGAGAGGCTTGTTTTTGTATAAACCGCTTGTACTGTCAGACGGTATGCGTGTAAGGTGCTTTGATATTAATTTCTCTTTGGAAAACTATACGCTTGTGACGGAGCTTGTATACAATTACACCGTTAAGGTGAGAAACGAAAGTACATACGATAAGGCAGAAGATTTGATGTTAGGAGGAGATTTATAATGGGTTTACCTGAAATAAATATAGTGTTTCAGTCCAAAGCTGAAACGGCGATTAAACGAAGTGCAAACGGCATTGTTGCACTGATTTTGCGTGACGCAACCAAAGGTGATATTACATCATATTCGTATACAAATGAGAGTGAAGTTGTAAAATCTCATTGGACAACCGCAAATTATGATTACATAAGCAAGACGTTCCTCGGCAGACCGCAAAGGGTTATTGTCGAGAGAATAGGTGCGGAAGATACCTATGACGACGCACTTGCACGATTAAAAAATAAAAAGTGGAATTACCTTGCAATACCGTCGCTTGCCGATAACGAAAAAGATATTGCGGATTGGATTATTGCACAGAGAAATGCGAAAAAGACATTTAAAGCCGTACTTCCGTATGCGGCGAATAATGAGGGTATTATAAACTTCGCAACCAATGATATAAAAGTCGGTACAAAGGTTTATACCACTGCCGAATACTGTTGCCGTATTGCAGGACTTTTGGCAGGATTGCCTATGACAGAGGGTGCGACGTATCAAACTCTTGCAGAGGTTGAAAGCATAACGGAAAGTACAACTCCGGATGATGATATTGACGGCGGTAAGTTTATACT